GAGGGCGTGTACCGGGTCTATCTGCCACTCAAGATCCAGAAGGAACTCGCAGGCCGGCTGGGCATCAAGACCAATCTCTGCGCCGCCGTGGTTGACGCGATGGTCGCCAAACTCGACCTCAAGAGCTACACGGCCGGGACGGACTCAGACCAGGCGATCCTGACCGAGGAATACGAGTACAACCAGCTGGAACTGCAGAGCACAGAGATTACGCGCATGACGGGCATCGACGGCGATGGGTACATGGTCGTCTGGCCGGAATATGATGAGCTCGGCAAGAAGACGGAGCACTCCTTTGTGCGTGTGTGGGCTTCTCAGGACACCGATTTGACCTACTCGCCCTCCGACAAGCTCAAGCCGATTCGGTGTGTGCACCAGTGGATCGAAGAAGAACTCGGCAAGATGTACGTCGGGAAGACCGTCGTCCGTCGCGACACCCTGACCGCCACAACCATTCACCGGGAATACAGCGTCTCGGGCGAAGGCGACGTCTGGCATGGCTGGACGTTCGACGGTCTAGAAGCTACCGTCAAGAACGACCTCGGCGTCATCCCGGTGGTGCATTTCCGTAACAAGATCGGGTTGTCGGCCTTCGGGACCTCAGAGTTGGAGAACGCTCTCCCAATCCAGAACGACATCAACCGCCTGGTCCAGGACGCGATGATCCGCAGTTATTACAACGGCGGGCAGCAGCTGGCCTTCTTCGGGCTTTCTTCCGCGGAAGTCCTTGCACAGGATCCGAACGGCCTCAATAGGGAAGCATGGGAAGCCTGGATGTTTGACAATGAGAACGCCAGTCTCACCGTCATCCCGCCGCAGATCATGGCCGACATGTGGAACTCCGTCGACAAGCGCATCGACCACCTGGCACGTGTGACGGCCACACCCATGAGCTACCTGGACCCCAAAGCGGCCGTCTCAGGCGTCGCTGCGCAGGAAATGAGCGGCCCACTCATCGACAAGGTCTACGAGGCACAGACCACGCTCGGTGCTGCCTGGGCGCGCGTGTTCTCACTCATCCTGCTAGTGCGGACTAAAACGCTCAGGCCCGTGCACGTCGAATGGGAAGATCCGTTTGTCCAATCGAACATCGACACCGACCTGAAACTCTACAGCGCCGGTGCGATCTCGCAGGCTGAGCTCCTGCGCAGGCAGGGTATGAACCAGACGCAGATCGACACCATCATCGCTGAGCGGCAGCAGGAACAACAGGAGGCCGCGACCTCCATCTTCAAGCTGCCGAATATCATGCCATGAACGAACTCGGAAAGATCGCAGAGCAGCATACGCAAGCGTACGTGAGTACTTACGTGGAGCAGGCCTCTGCGCTGGCCAGACAGGGTGGCACGCTGCTGACCACGAAGACAGGCCGGACTGCCCTGGACGCACTCACGTCCTGGGCTGCCATTCAGGGTATCCGGATATGCGACAGCCTCGTCAAGCAGACCCTCGCCTTGGCCGACAAGTACCAGGCAGAGAGCTACAAGGTCTATCTGGCCCAGTATCCCATTGCTCTTCCTGCACCCTGGCAGCAGGCGCTCGGCTATATCCTCGGCGGCGGGTTCGATTCAGTCGCCCTGGCCGAAGTCAAGAAGTGGCGAGAGACCGAAGGATTCTCTCTCTCGAAGGCCCTCTGGAACTATGCCGACGGCGCGCAGCGCATCATCACGGATGTGATTCAGCGGAGTGTCAACGAGGGCTGGTCGTTTAAGAAGGTCGAAGATACGCTCGCCGCGTCGCTCACCGAGAAAGGGAAGGACAACCTGGCGTTCAACGTGCGACGTCTGTATGTGAACGAGGTCAACACGGCGTGGACCTGCGATCGCAAGGCCATCACGGACGCCATGCCGTTTATCTCAAAGGTCGAGCTCGTGCGTGGTGAGGATGGCGACCCGACGTGTGAGATCTGCAACGCCGCTATCGGGCTTCCCGGCACAAGGAAGATTGTGGACAAGGAAGGCGCAGATCTTCCGCCATACCACCCGTTCTGTGTTGACTCGTGGAACGACGTACTGCCGACGGCCGACGAGATGATCGCGGCACTGAAGCAACTATGACCGAGAAGATGGCGGCCTTCCGCGCCCGTCAAGTTGAGAAGTCGAAGCAGAACCAGGCGAAGGGCCTCCTGCCGCCACCGCAGGGTAGCGTCCCCATGGCCGACTACCTGAAGCTCTCGGACGAACTGAACGTATGGCGCAACCGGGCAGTCGACGCAGAGGCACGGCTGAAGGGCTCAGGTGACATCCTGGGCGAGGGAAGACTCGGAGTCGAGTTGAAGAAAGGAGATTGAGATGCCACTGAAGAAAGGATACGGAGCCAAATCTGTCGGCGCGAATATTAAGACGGAGCTGAGGGCTGGCCGTTCCCATAAGCAAGCCATTGCTATCGCTCTTTCTGTCGCAAGGAAGGCAAAGAAGAGTCACGGGAAGTAGTCATTTTCGCCGCGTCGGCGTTAAGACGTAAAAGGAGACTGACATGATCGGAAAGTACTTTGCAGATGGCGAAGGGAATCCAGCCGGTACCACGACGCCAGTCGTAAAAACGGAGGCAGGTGCCGAAGAAAAGCAGCATGAGGCGACGATCCCCTACGAGCGCTTCACGGAAGTGAACATGAAGGCAGCCGAAGCCACGAAACTCGCGGCCACGTTGCAGGCACAGCTCGACAAGATTGCCACCGACAAGAAGACAGCCGACGAGAAGGCCCTGGCGGAACAGGGCAAGTTCAAGGAGCTGGCCGACGCTAAAGACCTCGAGCTTACGAGTCTCAAGACCGCCGTGCAGGAAGCACGGATCATCAATGAGGTCCTCAAAGCAGCTGCCACGGCGGGCGCAATCGACCCCGATGCAGTTGTGGCCATGCTTGACAAGTCCAAGGTCACAATCGTGGACGGCAAGGTGACCGGGGCTAAAGAGGCTGTCGACGAACTACTCAAAGCCAAAGCGTATCTCGTAGCACAGACCGGTTCCGGATACCGCATGGGAGCCGGTGGAGGCATTACGAACCCTTCTGCGGCTGAGGTCGACGGTATGACCCCAGAGCAGTACCGCGTGTGGAGGAAAGCCCACCCTGACGTCTAGGAGGCGTCTAAAACTATGCCGAACACATTCATTACCCCTACTGTTGTAGCAAACGAATTCCTGATGCAGCTGGAATCCGCTCTGGTCATGGGCAACCTTGTCCACCGCGGGTTCAGCAAGGAATTCGTCAAGGTCGGCGACACCATCACGGTGAAGCGCCCGGCCACGTTCACTGCTGAGGCCGTTACTTCGGGCATGTCCGTCCAGGGCGCGGCCGAAGGCAACATCTCACTCACGATCGACAAGCGTGAGGGCGTGCTCGTATCCTACACCGCCGAAGACGCAGCGATGAAGATCACGGACTTCAACACGCAGATCACCATTCCTGCCGTCCGGGCAATCGCAGAGAAGGTTGATACCGATCTCATGACGCTCGCTCTGGACATTCCCCATACCCGGGAGCAAAGTGCGACCGCCGTTCTGGCAGACTTCGCTCTTCTGGGTGCGGACCTGAACACCCGCAAGTGCCCTGAAGATGATCGTGCACTGGTGCTTGATCCTCTCACCTACGCGAAATACATGTCCATCGAGGCCATCGCCTCCTTGGCTGCTCGCGGCAACACGGAAGCCGTCGCGAACGCGAAACTCTCCCGTGTTATGGGCTTCAACACCGCCATGTCGCAGCAGGTCAAGACTGAGGGGACGCTGGTCGGTTCACTGACCGGTTGCTCTACGCCTACTCCCGTGGCTCTTGGCGCTCTCACCATGGCCGTCACTGACACGGATGCGACGACCGGGCTCCTGCCCCATGGGTATACGTTTACCATCGCGGGCGACACCCAGGTCTACACGCTGACCGCCGATGCCACTCAGACCGCGACCGGTTGTGTGATTTACTTCGCCCCTGGTCTGAAGATTGCTATCAGTGGCGCGAAGGCAATCACTGGTGAAACCGTCGTCAGCTCGGGCAAGACCTGCTCCCTGGCATTCCACAAGAACGCCATCGCGCTCGTCACGGTTCCCGAAGCTCCCTCGCAGTCCTGCCCTTCCAAGGTCCTGTTTTCCAACGGGCTGAATGTGATGCTCACCTATGAGCGCGACACCACGAACCACAGCGACACCATGCTCTTCGAGATCCTGTACGGTGTCAAAGTTCTCGACGAGAGAATGGCAGAGCGTTTCCTTTCTGACTAGCTCTGGCATATAAGGGGGCCTTCGGGCCCCCTGGAATGGGAGGTATCTATGCACGTGAAGTGTCAATATTGCGGGACAGAGTGCTGGGACGTCGAGGCCAGGAATGGCCACGAGGTCCTGTGTGACCAGAACCCTGCAAACGGGAAGGTCAAGGGGGTGAAACTCATGGAAGTGCTGTCGGATGTACTGAC